TTAACAGGTGTTAAAGATAAAGATGCTCGTATAGGTAAAGGCATTCGTGACTTTGCTGGACCTGCTAATCGTGCTGATGGTGTACTTGCTGCTTCTTCTACAGCTGGAGGTAAAAAACCTACATCTAAATCTACCATTGCAGATGTTAAAAGAAAACCTGCACTACCTAAAGTAGAAGCTAAACCTAAAAAACCCGCACCTAAAAAACCTGTGCGTTCTGGCACTGGTCGTGGTAATATGGCTGGTAAAAATATGGGTAGTGAAAGTATTAGTGAATACTTTGGTGATATGCAGGGAAGAAAAACAAAAGTAAGACTTCCTTTTGGCATGGGTACTGTAGATGTAGACAGCACTAAATCCGCTTATGATAATGATGAATCTGTAGAAATGGGTCAGAAAAAGGGCGGTAGAATGACAACCGTTCGTCGTCGTATGGGTGGTAAGGTAAGAGGTTACGGTAAGGCTATGCGTGGTTACTAAAGAGTTTTTAAAACAGTATAATAAATCTGTTCAAGAAGGATATGATGATTATACTTTAATAGATTTTTCAGGTACTAAGCCTAAAAAAGAAGACTATAAAGATTTTAACGAATACATAAACAATCTTTGTAATTATATAGAAAGAAAATTTAGGTATACACATGGCAGTAAAGCAAAAAAGAAAACCGAGTAATATGAAAGGCATTACGATTGGTAGGGGCATGAAGCGTCCTACCAAGGCTGGTGCTGGCATGACTAAGAAGGGTGTTGCTAAATATCGTAAGCAGAATCCCGGTTCTAAGCTAAAGACTGCTGTAACTGAAAAGAAACCTACAGGTAAACGTGCGGCAAGGCGTAAGTCATATTGCGCTAGGTCTGCTGGACAAATGAAGAAGTTTCCAAAGGCTGCTAAGAATCCTAATAGCAGACTTAGACAAGCTCGTAAAAGATGGAGATGTTAATGAAAAAAGCAGTAGATGCTCCCAAAGGATTTCACTGGATGAAGTCTGGTAAAGGATTTAAACTTATGAAAAATCCTACTGGTGGTTATGTATCACATAAGGGTGCTTCAAAGAAAGCAAGCTTTGAAGTTCAGAAGATACATAAAAAATAATGAATAAGAAACGTGATCCTAAAGTAGGTACTGGTAAAAAGCCTAAAGGTTCTGGTCGAAGACTTTATACTGATGAGAATCCAAAAGATACAGTTAGTATAAAGTTTGCTACTCCAGCAGATGCTAGAGCTACGGTGGCAAAGGTTAAAAAAATAAATAAGCCTTATGCTCGTAAAGTACAAATACTTACTGTGGGAGAACAACGTGCTAAAGTTATGGGTAAAACTCAAGTAGCTTCTATATTTAAAAAAGGTAAGGAAGCTATTAAGAAAGCAAGAGGTAGCAATGGCAAACGTAATAAAGCGTAAGAAAGGCGGTACAGCTACTAAACGTGACCCAAAGAAGTGGGCAGCAGCAAAGGCTAAAGCAAAGAGAAAGATGGGCGGTAAGCACTCTGCCAGAGCTATGCAGCTTGCTGTTAAATACTACAAAGATTCTGGTGGAACCTATAGTGGTAAGAAAAAGTCTACTAATAAACTTTCAAAGTGGAGCAAGCAAAAATGGAAAACCAAGTCGGGAAAACCATCTGGCAAAACGGGAGAAAGGTATTTACCGGAGAAAGCAATCAAGTCCCTGTCGTCAAAGGAATATGCAGCGACCACCAGAGCAAAGAGAAAAGGGACTGCTGCCGGGAAGCAGTTCGTGAAGCAGCCCAAAAAGATAGCACGAAAAACTAAAAAATATAGAGTGTAAGTTGAAAAAGTTTTTAAATAAATTTTCAGAAGCATGGATACAAGCTTTTATATCTTGTTGTACTATGATGGTACAAGGTAACTTTTTATCTTTATCTTTAAATCATGCTTTTGTTGCTTCTAAAACAGCCACAATAACAGGAATAGCAACAGGTTTATTTTTAGTAAAGTTTAATAAAAATATGTCTCCTTTTATAGTAGCATGGATAGTTGGTTTATTTACATCAATAAGTGATTATATTGTACACCCAACACACTTTGGTGACTTTTTTTATGAAGCAGTAGCTACAGGTATTATGGCAGGATTTCTTGCTTATGCTTATGAAAGGTTTAAAAAATAATGACTACTTCAGGAACATATGACTTTAACCTTGACATAGATGAGGTTATACAAGAAGCTAGTGAGATGATTGGCGGTGAAGATACCCTTGGTCACGAACCAGCTTCTGCACGTAGATCAATTAATCTTATGCTTAAAGATTGGCAGAACAGAGGTGTTCTTCTGTGGAGTACTTCTGTATCTAGTGTAACTGTATCTGCTAGTTCTGCAACTTATTCTCTTTCCTCTTCTACTATAGATGCTCTGGAAGTCGTTCTTAATAGAGATAGCACAGACATTCAACTTGATCGTATTACTCCTGAAGAATACCTTCTAATTCCTAATAAAACACAGACAGGTCGTCCTACTCAATATTCTATACGCAGAGGACGTGATAATCCTGTAATGTCTGTTTGGCCGCTTCCTGATAATTCTACAGATATTTTGAAGATGGAAATTATTTCTGAACTTCAAGATGTAAATAAATCTGCTATACAAAATGCAGACCTACCTAAAAGATTTTTGCCTTGCCTTACATGCGGCCTTGCTTATTACATGTCAATGAAACGACCACTTGTTCCTGAGAATAGAATTATGATGTTAAAGGCAAACTATGAAGAACTTCTTATGAGAGCAATGGAAGAAGATAGAGAAAGAGCCTCTATGTTTATTCGTCCAAGACTAAGGTATGTTTAGTGGCTAGTAATAAAAATGCACTAGCTATGTGCGATACATGTGGGTTTGTATATCCACACCGTATAATGCAAATGAATAGTTATGGGATGCTGGTATGCCCAGAAGACTTTGAAGGACAGTTTGATCTGAAGAATCATCCTCAAAATCATGTGCCTGATGTAAGAGATAATCCAGCTATTCTTAATCCTCGTCCCGATACAGGTGGACGTAATCTTACATGGAGTCAGGCCAGTACAACTTGGGGATCAACAGATAAGTATTGGAATCTAATATGAGTGACTTAACAAGCCAACTAATATCAAATACATATAAACAGATTATACTTGTTAGTTCTTCAACTAGCAATACTGGTGTAGACACTTCTCTGAAAGCAGTGCAGACAGGCGATGGTGTTAACACTGCTTTAAAGGTAGCTACTAATGCAGTACAGATTACTGGTGCATTGGGTGTGGGTGGTGCTGTATCTCTGGATGGAAATCTTCATGTAGATGACAAAGTATGTGCAAGTTCTTTTTATGGCGATGGCTCAAACCTTAGTGGTGTAACTGCAACAATTGCTGGTAATATATCAGTAAGCAATGCCACAGTGGGTGGTAATCTTTATGTAGGTGGTACTGCCACAGTTGCTGGTGCGGCACATCTACAGTCAAGTCTGTCCGTTGCGGGGGCTGCACAGTTTGCCAGTACGGTAACTGTAGTTGGTGCAGCACAATTTCAAAGCACCGTAACTGCTGTTGGTGCAGCTACTTTTAAATCTACAGTTACAGTAGAAAATGCAGCAGCCCTAAAAAATAATGTATCAGTTGGTGGTACATTTAATGTAGCTGGCGCTGCTGGATTTACTTCCAAGACTGACTTTAGCAATGATGTATCAGTCAGTGGTCGCCTTGATGTGAGAACATCTGCTTGTATTGGTGGAGTACTTGATGTTGAGGGTGTAGCTAACTTTGCAACCAATGTATCAGTAAGTGGTAATGTACATGTTGTTGGCAATGTAACCGCTGCTGCATTTTATGGTGATGGTTCTAATATTACAGGTGTTGCTGCTTCTATTGGTAATCTTCCAGATAGTGTTTCTATTGCAGGTTTCCTTAATGTTGGTGAAACTCTTGGTATTACAGGTGGTGCAACTTTTTCCTCTACTGTCACAGTTGTTGGTGCAGGTACATTTAAAGATGATGTCTCTGTAAGTGGTAATACTAATCTTGGTGGAACAGTAACAGTAGCTGGGGCAGTAAGTCTTGCATCAACTCTTAGTGTAGGCGGAGCAGCAAATTTTGCAAGTACAGTTACTATTGCTGGCGCTAATGTCCAAGCCGCTAATGCAAGAGTATGTGCTTCTTCTTACTATGGAGATGGGTCTAATCTTACAAATGTGCCAATTAGTGGAAACGTCTCTGTTAACAATGCTACAGTAGGTGGAAACTTGCATGTAGGTGGAACTGTAACTGCTGTAGGTGCAGCAATATTTAATAGCACTGTAACAGTAGTAGGTGCAGCACACCTTCAAAGTACAGCTTCAATAGCAGGTAATACTGTAGTTGGCGGTACACTTAGAGTTGCTGGAGCAACTTCATTGGAGGGTGCTGTTGATCTTAACAGTACGCTTACTGTTGCTGGTGCAGTATCACTTGCTTCTACTCTCTCAGTAGGTGGAGAAGCTAACTTTGGTTCAACAGTAACAGTTACTGGCGCAGTTAGCCTTGCATCAACTCTCAGTGTAGGAGGTGCTGCTAACTTTGCCAGTACAGTTACGGTAGAGGGTGCAGCACATCTTCAAAGCACAGCCTCAATAGCAGGTAACACTGTGCTTGGTGGCACTCTCAGGGTTGCTGGAGCAACATCACTAGAGGGTGCAGTTGATCTTAATAGCACACTTACTGTGGCAGGAGCAGTATCACTTGCTTCGACTCTAAGTGTAGGTGGGGCAGCAAACTTTGCCAGCACAGTTACAGTAGTAGGTGCTGCTCATCTCCACAGTACAGCATCTATAGCAGGTGCAGCAGTATTTGGCAGTACTGTAACTGTAGTAGGTGTTGGTACGTTTAAGAGTAATGTCTCTGTAAGTGGTGATCTTGATATAGCTGGTAATGTATCAGTAGCTGGTACACTGTTTGCTGCTGGAGGAATAACTTACGATGGAGATGTTTCTGTTAGTGGTAATTTAGCTGTTGGTGGCAATACATCAATAGGTGGCACTCTTAGTGTTACAGGCGCAGTGTCACTTGCATCAACACTATCAGTTGGCGGTGTTACTAATTTTCTTAGCACAGTAACAGTTGCAGGTAATACAAGACTTGGAGCAATAGTTACTGTTGTAGGAGCGGCACATCTTCAGAGTACAGTATCAGTAGGAGGTGCTGCAAACTTTGCTAGTACAGTTA